AATTCGGTAGAGGTAAGGCCTAGTAAAGGTTTATAATACCAACCGGAACGTCAATTATTATTGTCGTCTCGGACTGGTACTGGGAACGCATATTCACGTCTTAGTAAGCTCCGCCACGAGTCTGCCAACATTTTGTCGTTGAACATATAGTTCAACAACTTGTGCTGGAGATCCATGGGAAGTCTATCAGTAGCCGCGCTCAAATCTAAGCTTCAGAAGTGCTCTGAATTATCAAGTCACGAAGCATGCGGATCCTGAGTAAAGGTCCTATCACATGGAAAATTCCGTAATTTACGGAAAATTCCAAGGTGAATGGGCTTTAGTAAAAATTGAGTCACATAGTCAAGAATGGCTATGATTCTCATTTTACAATCAGGATCTTTTACAATTGACAACCTACCAATATGGGCTGTTTGGCTCATATTTTTAGTAGGTAAATTCAATTTGTAATATTCCGCATAACGTCTTATTTGAAAGAAAAAGGCGTAAAGCCTTTCTCCAACTAGATATCTCAGTATTCTCATATACTCCTCACTGTACAGCGAAAAGCTGTATAATGCAGTAGTAATTGAGGGTCCGGAAGGACCAGATTTTAAACTAATACTGAAATCGCTAGTAGAATAAGATGGCTTAGACTGATGAAGATCAAAGTAACTACAAAAGTCCTTAATGAAGGATGCTGGTATTGTATAACCAGTTCCTTTACTAGGTGCTAATATAGTACTAAGATCAACAGGGATAGCTTCTGTTTTCTTAGGCCTTATTGACCGAGAAATATTAAGTAAGGTTAAAATAAATTTTAACCCACTTAGTTTTCTACGATCTACATAAGGTTTAAGATACAAAAAGCGTCGAGGGAAGCCGCCTACAAGTGAAACACCATTCTTATTAGACATTAATGGTCTTCCGACCATATATCTAGTAATATGGAGTTTCACCTGCTTCATATACTTTACAGTAAACAGAGTACCATTATTTTTCAATAATAGTATAACTGTCTTTGTAAAGGATTTTAAAGCAGACTTATCGTCAATGGCAAATAGAGACTTTGATAACTTATATGTAAGTTTAATAAGTCGTAAATTTAACATTGAACATAAGTATAGACCAAACTCGGATCGTATCAGGCCCAGCGTTAGCTTGGTAGGGTCTCACAAATACCTTTCGGTATTTGCTGACGTTCCTACATCATTAAGACGCCTGTTCAAGGATCCAGTTTGGAGGGCTCTTGACCTAGGTGGTTGTGACAAAATCAACCACTTTACGGTCAGGGAGCATCCTTTATACTGGGTTCATGATCCTCTTGTCAAGGGGGACCGGACTAGAGTAGACCACCGTAAGGTGGTTTCTAGAAAGGGGAAGACCCGAACTAAAGGCCTTGTAGGAAACCATCCATTAATTTGGAGCCAGATTCCATCT